GATTACCAATTCTCGGAGGCACCAACGGATTCAGAGTCACTGATACGCGCATAAAGGGTGGGCGGCCTGTAATCCTCGGCGCAGCGGATGATGGAAATGGTGAAGCGGATGCTGACAATTTTGAAGCAGGCGACATCGTTTTCGTCAAGCGATTCCTCCCGGTCGGTGCTGCTTTGGCTGCGGGTGGGACTGTTAACACTGTCACCCTTCCTGATGGTTTCGCAGCCACTGACAGCCCGGATATGCTGCGCTTACTTGCGCGGGAGGCATTAGACAATCTTGGTGTTAGTGATGCTCAGGTTTCCTTGCGCGAGTTGGACCGAATTATTATTGAAGCCCTTGCGATAACAGACAGCCCGGGTATGCTGCGCTTACTTGCGCGACAAGCGTTAAGCAATCTCGACGTTAGTGATTCCCAAGTATCATTGCGCGAGTTAGATCGGATTATTATTGAAGCCCTTGCGATAACAGATCAGGCAATCCCTACATACTTCCCGTTCGTTGAGAACATCGACACAGTACTTCGTAAACGTTTCCAAGCACTCAACACCAATGAGTATCCGCCATCATGGCTATAACACGCGGCACAGTCAGTAGTAATAGCCGGACAGCTTCCGGGACGGATGCGAGTGTTCAGCACACAGTAGACGCAGACACAACTCTGCTCGTTGTTAGTACGATGATGGAGGCTGGGGAGGATGTTAGCGGAACGCCCCAATGGTCAGGAAACGGAACACCGCAAAACCTAACGCTAATCCAAACGACAGGCGACAGCGGCAGCAATAATGATATGTCCATTTGGACGTATGCGCTTGAAGATCCTACGCCTGAAGTTGACGGTACTGTAACCGTCACTCACACCAGTAATGATAACTTCATAACCGTCGCCACCAATTACCTCGGCACGAATGCTTCAGCAACGATGTCCGAGAATATCGCATTAGTTAGCGAGGACGTTAACAATGCTGCGGGCAACTCTGTGTCGTTGGCTTCTGGCGGGGATGCTGGTAACACCCTTTACGCAGCCGGATCTTTTAAGGGCGGTGATGGCGATACGGTATCAGGACTCACGACTAATTTCGTATCCACTTACGATGCAGCATCAGGCACGTTTGCTAACTCCGATATATCCGGTCATGTTTGTGATTACATCGGTGGGGCGGCTAGTGGTTGTGCTTGGACTTGGAACGCGAGCGACGAAAATGCTAACCACATGTTCGAGATTGTTGTTGGTGTTGTTGGTCCGGTAATCAACACAGTCACTCTTACTGGTGACGCTACTGCGGGCATTGCTGTTAGCGACCCGACTGACCGGGCTGAACGGTATCGTGAGCGGATACAGAATGATGCTCTTGCTGCTGATTATTCTTTAGAGACAATCCGCAAGCGGACAGTTGAGATACTGGATAGTTGGATCATCATAAATGATCAAGCCACCGCAACGCGAACAAAAGCGCCACAAGGTGGAACGTTCCCGGAGGATCTTGCTGCTACTGACGCGCACACTGAACTCCGGCAGCGCATAAGGCTACTGCAAGATATTCTGGCTGTTGTTGATTCAGCAATAGAGTTAAGAGAGCGAACCCGGCTAACTACTGACGCGCTGGCTGCAACTGATTCCTTTGCGTCATACCAAGTATGCACCCGGCTGCTGGCTGACGCACTAGCCTCAACCGACGCATCAACAGAGTTACGCGAGCGCATCCGGCAACTGGCTGATACATTAGAAGCCACTGACGCATCAATAGAATTACGCGAACGTAACAGGCAACAAGCCGAAGCGATAACTGCTGAAGATCAGGCACTGCCGACCTATGTGCCTGATGACTCGGGAAGTATCTTTGTCGTTACGCTTCAGGATTTAGATTCAGTCGCCGCCACAGACTCAGCATCACATCGCAGAGAGCGAAATCAAAGGCAAGCAGATTCTATCGCTGCAACTGATTTATCTGATGAGCTTCGCTTGCTTGATCGCGTAAATGCTGAGTCTGTTAATCTGGAACATGGATACGATGAGTTACGCAAGTCTGAGATAACTCAAACAAATGCCAGCGTCGTAGTAACGGATGACTTTACGGCAGATAAGATAGCCGCCGGGGAAAGCGTTACATACAATCGAACCTTGCCTGACTCGCTCGCCGCTACAGATAACAATGTTCAGTTACGCGAACGATTGCGTTCTCTGGCTGATAACTTATCTGTAGCTGATCAGGCACTTATCCCGATCATCACAACTGCGCTGCTTGATTCAATTGAGTTAAGTGATGTGACGTTGATGGAACGGATTCGCAGTCGAGTCCTGCTAGATTCTTTCGTAGTAACTGACCAGGCAATAGCGCAACAAACCGGCGTAAGGGTCCGAACACTCCCTGACTCTTTGGCCGTTACTGATTCGCATATTGAGTTACGTGAGCGCAATAACCGTTTATCAGACTCAGCCGCCATCACCGACGCCAGTCTGTTCCTGCGGGAGAGATTCAATACTCTGCTTGATACGCTTGACGTAATTGATCAGGCGCTAATACCGTCCATCGTCACAGTATTGATTGACGCACTCGACGCAACAGATAGCATAACGCAATTAAGAATTCGGCAGCGAATACTTACTGAAGCATTTGTTGTCATCGACAATATCGTTGCTACGTCTGGCGGCACTTCCATACGGGTTCTTTCGGATGAGTTCGCGGTAACAGATAACCACGAAGAACTGAGGCTGCGCTTCCGTGAACGATTGGATGTTCTTGCCGCAACAGACCAAGCCATAGCCGAGCAAGCAGGAACAACAACCCGTGTTCTGTCTGATGAGTTTGATATAACGGATTCCCATGTTGAGTTACGGACTCGACTACGGGAAAACAGTGATGCGTTGGCTGTCATTGATGCTACGACACATCTATCCATTAAGCTTCGCGCTCTCTCGGACGCGCTAACCACAACAGATTCCCTAGAAGCACTGCGACAAAGGATAAGAAGGGCCACCGATTCCGCCGCCATAACAGACGCTGCCTTTCCCAGCTACGTCCAAGGCGGTATAATAACCCGGACACGGACTCTGGCTGATACGCTGGCGGTGACGGATTCATTAAGCGCTGAGAAGGTTGCTGGGCTGACTCAGTTTGCTATTAGACATAGAATTGATCAATTAGACGTGGACCATGAGATTATTAAACTCCACATTTTGAACAAAATCACTCCGGAGGAATGATGGCAGGTTTAACGCAAGTCCAAGTTGGTGATACCTTTAAGCAAATATTCGTTGCTTCTGGGACTGACCCTTCTGTTATAGTTGCTTCGGTCTTGGATGGGAATGAGAACATCGTTTCCTCCGGAGCAGGGGTGAATAGCCTTAACGGGCATTTCTTCAGGAACGTGGTTGGGGGCGTGAATACTCCCGGGTACTATGTTACGCAATGGCAGGCGACAATAAGCGGCTTGCCATACATACGCAAAAGACGCTTTCAAGCAGTCTTGAACGAGGTGGACTGATGGGCAGATACATTAATTGGGAAGATGTCATCGACCGCTATCCCGAACTCAATACGCTCGGCGGCGCTGACACTCTGTCCTCTGCGTACATAGTTTATTCTGAGGCATTTGTTGATGGTATTTTAGCCAACCATTATACAATCCCGTTTAGCAATAACAATATGATCATCCGTGACCTGTCCATTGATTATACTTATTGGCGGGCTGCTCGGTTTAAGTTTGATGATGCCACATCGGTTAAGTCAGCATTCTTTGAAACTATTGGGATGGTGAAAGACGGTCAGGTGGTTATGATTGATGATACTGGGGCAGTCATCGAACAGACCAAAAAGAAAATCGGATTGTACAGTTCAACAGAAAGCTATCACTCTTCATTCGGAATGCGTCCCGATACGGAATGGCACGTCGATGAGGATATGATTAGTGATGAACGGGATCGTGCTGATGGCTAGTCTTATCAAAGTGACTACTGTTGGCGATGCTAATTCCATTAAGCGAGGACTGCGCGTTGCTGCCGCCGGGATTAAAAGAACGCGCATACCAAACAGGCAGATTTCAGTATGGCTATTGAGGTGGGTGAATGAAAACTTTAAATCACAAGGCGGCAAGGTCGGCGGCTGGAAGCCATTTAAGCTCGGCGGCAGGAGGCTTCCCGGGGGTCAGATCGACCGATCTGCTAAACTTCTCCAAGACACAGGCAGGCTTAGAGCATCGTTCTCGCCTTTCCATTCCCGTCGTTTCGCTGGAGTCAGATCAAGACTTCCTTACTCAATCACCCACGACCTCGGTTTGCCGCATCGCAATCTTCCGGCAAGACGAATGATTCCAATCGGTTCAGATCAAGACGTTAGACGAGCAGTGATAAGGATTTATAGTGCTCACATCAGAAAGGTGACACGCAAATGATTAATGTCGCTACAATAATGAAGCAGGTCGAGGAATGGCTTGAGGATGACATTAACTTGGATGGATTCATCGTTGAGCGAAGTATGGATGGATTGGCATATACCGGAGAAGTGTTGACTATGATCCACGCAACTTAGGGACTGCGCCAAACAACTATCACGGCACCGTAGACTTCATGGTCATAGTTCAAAGAACTGCTATGAGTTGCGGCGCTGATGCTGAGGACGCGCTTGAGGAGAGCGTGAAGAGTGTTTTGGACCGGGTGGTGCAAATTCCCAAGGACCACATAGATCACTTTTCAGATATAAGTATCGACTACACGTATCTGGAGACTGAGAGAAAGACGATGTATTTTCAAGGTGCGCTGATTACCTTTACAGCAGAAGTTTCTTTTGAAGTGAAATAGGAGATAGAAAAATGCCATACGGTCAAGACGCAGAAATTGGTATTGCGTTTCAAACTAGCCATGGTGTAGCAGCGACCGACATTGGTTCATTCTACCCCATGCCATTTCTAAGCGAATCGGTCACGCCGCAGGTGCCCGAGTTGCTTAGCAACAATATGCAAGGTCGATTTGATGAAGGCGAATCATTTGCTGGCGCTCGTAATGTAGCGGGCACTCTCAGCAACGAGTCGCAACCCATCTCTCTCGGCGTAGCATTAAAAGCGATATGCGGATCATCCACGATTGTAGGAAGTAACGCAATCTTCACGCACACATTCTTGCCGGCAACAGCGGACTTTGATACGAATGTTATCAATATCCCTCTGACGATGCACAAGAACCTAGCAGATGGCGGGCAGGTGCCTGTGTATGCGGATCTGGTTGCTACTCGGCTTGAGCTTGGTTGCGCTAATGGTGAGTTCCTTACTGCCGGATTGAATCTTGTCGGCGGTGCGGTAGGATCTAAAACAACCAGTCAAGACTTCGGCACCCTCGGCACGACCGCTAAGAAGTGGACTTGGGATGTGACTTCGGTTGAATTGGCCAGCGCGGCTAATGTCGAGTTTAGCGCCTTGACTATTATTCAGGACGAGCAAGCCACGCCACGATGGACCCTCCAGACTACACGCGACCCGGCTAGGGTTAAGCGTGATGGATTCCGGCAGGTCCGCATCAACGGCACAATCCGATTCATGGACCAGACTGAATATGATGCTTTCCTCGCATTGACGCTTCAGGATCTCAGGATAACTTTCACTGGACCGACTGAAATTGAGTCTGGTTACTTTGATCAGTTGATTGTTGAAGTCCCAAGCTTTAAGTACCTGTCCCACCCGTTGGAATTTTCCGATCCTTCTGAACTGCAGGTATCATTCGAAGGCAAGGCAGATTACAACGTAGGTTCCGGACACAGCATCAAGTACACAGTAATCAATACACAAGCAAACTTCTAAAGGGAGACTAGCTCAATGAGCAATTTTACACCACTGGTGAGTAAAGAGTATGAGTTCGATGGCGACAAAGTTGTAGTGTCATTCACCCGGTTACGCCGGAAGGATATGCTGAAGGTGCTGCCTGCATTTAAAAAGATCCAAGATTCAAACCAAGTGGAAGGCGAACCTATGACTGAGGGATTTGCTGAAGGCATCAATGATATCTTAAATGATGTCGCTGAATTGATTCCTAACTACGTGAAGGAATTTACTGGCCTGTATGATACTGACAGCACTCCGATAACGATTGAGACAGTTGTCAATGAACTTTATTTTGCCAAGCTTTCTGGGATGATTGTTACGGATTTAATAAAGGAGAGTGGAGTCTCGGGGGAAGTATAAAGCTGCTCAATCGCGCCGTGCGAGCAGCCAGACGCGGAACCTTTTACAAAGATGTATTGGTATGTGGAATTTCCTGCTCATCATGGGTGACCTTAGCAGAGGAAACATATTCACTCTCTGCGTCTGGCTATCAGTTTAATGGATGGCCTGATGGGGAGCCTTTGATGAAGCAGGAACAGTGTGTTGTTGAGATTCTTAAATTGGTATTGGTTGAGATTATAAAGGACAGGCAAGATGGCTAGAAACACATTGCAATTTAAAGTTGCCGTCAAGGACGATGCCAGCCACAATCTTCAACGCATTTCAAAAGAAGCTGATGGCGTAACATCATCATTTAAACGATTGGCTGGCGCAGCAGCTGGCATTGTAACGCTTAATGAAATTTCGCAAATGGCGAATACCTATAGGCTGCTCCAGAACAGGCTGAGGTTAGTGACTGCCAACACGGCGGAACTGGCTGCTGTTACTGATCAGCTTGTAAAAGTATCAATAAGAAGTCGAACGTCATTCCAAGCCACTGCTGATCTATACGCTCGTGTTGCTCGATCTTCCCGCGAGTTAGGACTCAGCCAGCAAGAGCTATTGGACTTCACTGAGACGGTATCCAAGTCAATACGAATCTCACGAATCTCAGGCTCCACATCTCAAGAAGCAGCCGCTGGTGTTATTCAGTTCGGACAGGCGCTTGCTAGTTCCCGGTTGTCGGGTGATGAATTACGATCAGTCCTAGAGCAGATGCCCCGGCTGGCGCAAGCTATTGCTGAAGGCATGGGCGTTGGCATTGGTACGCTCCGGGAGTTAGGCGAAGCGGGCGAGTTGTCTGCTACTAAAGTTTTAA